CTGTTCGCCATGACGCTCCTTAAAAAAAAAATACGTGGCCTGCCAGCCCCGTCTATCGTGGTTTCAGGGGCTTTCGAACATCACGTGTCTAGGCAGGCCGTGTCTTTTATCGAAGACTAGTCGAGGCCATACTGTCCCGGTACTCCGTATTGCCATCTACCCACTTGCGGGCGGTTACATCCCACTTGTGGAAAGAGCAGATGACGGAAGATGAAGGTGAGCCCGTCGTTGTGAACTTGCAGGCTTCTTTCCATTCCTTGTCGGCGTCGTTAAATCTCCCCTGGCTGAATACGCCGTCGCACGGAGCGACGTTGTGGCCGTCGGCGTCGAAATAGAACATCTTTTCGACTGGAGGTGCCCACGTCTTTCCGCAACGGGTGCATCGAATCCAGAGGTCGCCATTGATCATACGATGACGGATAATCGACCGCTTCTCGGAATCGCCGCCCTCGTGGAGCACTCGCATGTTGCGGGAGTCCACCATGCCGCCCTTACGGTGCGAGCATACGGACTGACGCAGAGTATCGGTGTAGCGTTGCTGCCCGAAGATGCGAGCCTTCTGTTTGAGGTCGTTCTCGAACTGCTTCCGCTTGATCTCGCGATCAGACTGGCGTTTCTTGCTCTCGTCGATGTTGGCAAGACGTTCCTGAATCTCCAACTTCTTCGCCGTCAGTTCCTCGTTCTTCAACTGAATCTCAAGCTGTTTCGCCTGTAGATCAGCCAGTTTGATCTGGTCGTCGAGGCTCTGCGCGGGCGTGTACGACCCCGACAAAACCGTTGTCGTTCCTGTGTTCTGTTTCTCGTTCATAACTCCTCCTATTTAATCCCTGCTGCTTCGTACGATTGCAAAGACAATTGCAACTCCTCAATCAGTTGCTTGAGAGCAGCCTGATGGATACCGTCAATGCTTTCATACCGATACTCATAATGACCAATAACCTCTTCACAGAGATTATGATTTTCCGAATTGCGTCGATGGATGATCCCCTCAATGCAACAATTAAACTTGTCCGAAATTCCCGATTGCATAACTCCTCCTATTTACTCAACCTGTTCCCCTGGTTCCGAAAGGCTTGTAGCGTTTGGTTGTAGCGAGTAAACGCTGGCGTGGTGGGGGGCTTGCCGAATACTTCCTCGGCCTTCTCTCGGGAGATGAATCCCTTAAGGATAAGTTGAAGCAAACAAGTGCGCCAACCCCGATGCTTCTCAGTGGTCGGAATCCCGCGCTCGTCAAATCTCATGACGCTCAACTCGGGCATGTACCCGAACTGTACCCAACAGCCGACTTCGGCCTCATTGGTTGCTCGGTTCACTACCACGAGCGTCAGTTTGTCGTTGTGCGGGTGCTTGCGATACCAGCAAATCAATCCCGCCTTCTGAAGTTGGTTGATGAATGTAGCCACACCCTTGACCTTACCGATGCGGTCTCCCGCGTCGGCATACTCTTCCGGTGTGAGCCACTGATATTCGCGAGCACTTTTCTCGTTAGCCTCGTGCAATCGAAGAAATTCATCTTCGGTCTGAGCCGTCGGAGCGGCGTCTGAAACCCTTTTAGCATACTCTTCGATTGCAGCCGCCAGGACAGGATCGCTGAACTCGCCCATCATGTCTTCGTCGAACGTTTCGTATGTTCTCGACTTAGCGTTATGAGCGGCAGCCTTCTGTTCGGGTGTGTACGAATCTACAAGTTCGGGAGCGGCGTCCTCCCACCGCTGCATATATTCTTCGTTAGTGGGCATACCCCTCCAAAGTCTTAAGGGTCTCTCCCGGCTTAAGAGAAGTCGCCACATTCGAGGAAGCAAAATGAAATCTGAATGAGATCCAACCAGAGATCAGAGCACACGGATCGGCCACGCTAGGCTCACCGTTCCCTACGAAGTTGAACTTCAGATTCTTATTCTCAAGCAAATCGATTACCGTATTGTGCTGCTTGACTAGCCTAGCATTCTTGAGTAGTGCATTATACAGAATCGCACATCCCGCCCCCAGAGTCTTCGCCTTTTCGACTACGTTGTCGCCAGTCACATGCAAGTAATCTGCGTACTCCTCAATCTGCACAACGTTGGTATCCTGCCCATATGCATGCAGGGATATAAATCTATTTAGCTGCTCGGGTACGGGCACCGTAATGAACTTCCGAATCTCCTCGATCTTCAAATGCTGAATAAGGCTGTCCATGAACGCAAAACGTACTTCAGGTTCCAAGATCTCAAACTTTTCCATAACTCCTCCTATTATGTTGTGTTGGCTCCCCCGATTACGGTTCCAAAACCCGCTTCACGGGGGAACCTTCACTCATTAACACTTCCGTATCGGCACGTGCTGCGATAGCAAGTCGCAATCGCCGCCGACGCTTTCCTACTCCGTCGACTGAGCAGTTCCACCGTCCGCAGGCTCGGGTAATACACCCTCCTCTGGCGTGACGACATCCGCGTCAAACTCTCCATTGCAATAGGCTTTGAACGTCTCATCGTTCTCCGCAGCAAATGCAACCTGTGTTCTCAAACTCTCCAGCGTCCGTCGGAGCGAACGCACAACAGTACGAAGGGTTGCGTTTGTCTCGCGCAACCGCGTAACTTCATCCTGCAACATATCGTTAGACTCCTGCAGAGCCCCGATAGCCAAGTATCCTTCTACCTTTCCCTCGCTCATAACTCCTCCTGTTTGATTTTACTTCTCTTCAGCCTTGTTGTAATTCCCTCGCGTGATTAGAGGTTTGGGAACCACAATCTCCCGCTCCTCTTTCGGTTTCCATTCCACTGTCAACTGACGTGGATGAAAGTTCATTCCGCCCTTACGACCCTTAGAACCTGACATACTCCTCCTACTTGAAAATCCACAAATGATTCACATACATGAACAGCGTCAAGCCGCCCACGTTAAGGAGCATGGTTATGACAGAGCAAACCGTGCGTATCTTTTCCATAACCCCTCCAGTGTAATGAAGAGGCCCGCCTCATGGTTGAAGCGAGCCCTTCAAGTTCTTGCGCTGTCCCTTACGGGATAACAGTCACGATGATCTGCGCGTAGATCTTCATGATGGGCGTCTGCTCGTCGACGTTATAACCGTCGTTGTCGCCCAACGAGTTGTCGAACGTTGGATACATCACTTCCACGATGCACTGCCCTGCAGCATTGGCAATGATAACATCTTCTACATCGTAGGTACCATAAGCCGCACCCAGGGTGACGACACACGCATTGTACGTCGCAGGGCCCGCTGTGCCGTTGTTCGGACGATACCACCCTTCAACTCCAGGGCCGGGGGCGCAATACGCTTCCCAGACGAAGTTGTCGACGTAGTACTCCGACGTCAATACTGCATTGTCGGCAACGTCCACAAGGGACGCAGTCGCCAAACACTCGGAGTTGTACTTCACTCCGTTGACAGTCTTGCCGCTCAGACTCAGAGTCAGTGAGTACTGTGCCACTGGATGTCCAGCGGACGGTACTGCGCCCGAACCTTGACCTTGCGGAAAGCCGCTAGAGGCTCCGCCAATAGCGTCGTTGGCGGGAGCGCCAGTGAGTCCACCCGCAGGTTGGATGTTGGTCCCAGAAACGTGCACGTATGCCGCTACACCGAGGCCAGTCGTAGGATTAGAACTAGGCATGATTTATTCCTTTTCTGCGAGACTTTTAGCTCGCGTCAATACTTCTGTAATTCTCATGTCCACAAGCAGAGATGGAATCTGGTGCCCGTAAGCTCTAGTCAATGCCATTTCTAACCAAGCCCGTAAAGAAAACTTTGACTTGCTAGCTTGACATGACAACTGCGAACTTTCAGGATGTGAACCGCAGCAAGGGACAAGGTTTCCGGGTATGTGACCCAGAGACGAATCTACTCGGTCTAACCCCCAGACTTTACCTTTCTCAGGAACCCGACCGCAATAAGTACACGGCCTAGGATTTCCTAAGGCGTCGAGATAATAATGAATTACCTCAGTCGGATTCAAAAATCCGAAAGTGCGTCCTGCTACTTTATCTGTCCAACGCATTCCAAGATATCGTTTCCGAATAATCTTGTAATACCCGTTAGACATCTGTTTGGCACGAGTCATAAACTCCATGCCCGCTCGTTTGTAACCAACGAGCGTCCCATCTTTTCGCCATTCAACCGCCCAGTCTTCTATCGTCTTAACAGGTATGCCTGTTCGAGTCGATATTTCCTGTTGGCTGCGATGTAGGCGCAAAAACTCCAAAACTTCTGTTCGTACTTCTTCAGTGTGTGCTTTCATTGTTCACCTCGAATGAACAGTAGCTGGGGTGCCGTTCGAGGCGACACCCCCAATGCTGCTACTTAGCAAGTCTAGCACAATCCTCGATGATTAGGAAATGGCGCTTGCGGCGTCAATCTCTCTGATCCTGATTGTGGTGTCGGGGCCGAGCGACGTAGTAAAATGTACCCTGTAGCTCGTCCAGCCGGGTATCAACCCTTCAGGGTCGGCTACTGTCGGTGCAGCGTTTTGCACGACGTTGCACTTGATGTTCTGCCACTGACCTTCACCGAAGGTGGTGTCGTTCTGTGCACCCAGGTTGATGGAGAAGATTCCATCCTGCCCGAAAATGTAAGTTCTCAAAGCAGTCAGCCCAGTCACGCCTTGGTAGTTCACGGTCTGCGTGACGAGGTTCGTCTGGAAGAACCGAACACCTGTGGAAGGCAGTTCAACGGTGTCTTCGAGATCGGTGCTGATCAGGTCGTCCATCCGCATCATACCCTTGTCGGTATGCTTCAGGATGTCGATGGGGGAATCGTTCGAGTTGTCAGCCAACACGTCGCCCAGGGCGAACGGATGGATGACGCCAACGAACATATCCTTGGCGAACGGTTTCACACTGCGTCCAGCCAGAGACTGAACGGCGTTTCTGATTTGACTCAGAGACAGAGCAGTGAAGCTCGCTGTGGAGTTCGCGGCCAGCTCGACCAGCACGCTGGAGTCGATGCTGTTCGCACCGTCTGCAGTCGCACGGACCAGAGCCGACAGGGACTCGCCCAACTGATACGACAATTCCTTGGCCACGTTCTCGACGGTGTTGTCAATGGCGGTAGCCAGAGACAGCGAAGAGAAGTTAGCGTAATCGGCATATTCACCGATGGTCGCCGTGGTGTTCAGAACGTTGACGCTCAGGGAGCTGCCCACGGTTCCTTCAGTCGTCTGAGTGGTCAGAGCGGCCAGCGGAACATACATGAACATCTCGTATTGGTTACCCGAGTTCTTCGGGAGATCCAAACGCTGCGAGCAACGGACGAACGGAGTCTGTGCTTTCAAATTCTCACGGAACCGTTTGTCATAATACTTCACGGTGCTTTGGGGCAGGTTGGAAAGCTGGTTTCCAGATGGAGAGAAACTCATAACTGATTACCTTCTTAGTTATGCGAGTTGACGCTGTCTGGCGAGGCGACGTTGATCAGCCTGCTGTTGTAGCAGATCGACCGTCTTCGCAAAATTCGGATCACTTAGAATCCGTTTCTTGTACTCGTCGGGTGACATTTTGTCAACTTCGGCCAGGGTCAAAGATTGTCCACTCGCGGGTGCTGCTCCGCTGGATGAAGACACACGGTCATTCAATCCTGAGGGTGTTTGACGTCTGGCGTTTTGTGCCGACTGTTCCTCGCCAGTAATCCGACTGGGAGTTGCAGTGGGAACCTGCGTATTCGGTTCCGATTTCACTGATGCTGCTACCACTGCGGAAGCAGGGGCAACAACACTAGCCTGTGACGGTTGGACAACCGTAGCGGGAATCTGCAATGCGGCAGTTCTCGCAAAGGCGATTTCAAAATTGTCGGTAGTTGGTTCGAGATTCCTCTCGCCCATCCACTTAGTAAGGGCCATGCGATTCGCCTCAATGTTATTGAAGCCGTCGCCTACCCTGTCAAGGAATTCGTCGAAACTGCGGACAACCTGATTCTCAAAGAGCATTTGCTGGCTCTTGTTCAAGGTCTCCGTCAGTACCTCGGGCTTTGCCCCGAACGTAGCCTCGGCAAATCTGACCTTAGCGTCTTCGAACTTCTCGGGGTCATTCAAATCTTGTGTCAACTGGAACCGTTCATCGACAGTCAGTTGCTTCGGCTTGAAACTGCCAAAATTCGTGGGCAGCCGAGGGGCCGATTGGGGAACATCTTCCTCGGGCGTGAGTCCCAAACGGGCGTCCCGAGAAAGTTTCCGCATCTGACGCAGAATCGAGTTATTCTGTTCGGTGAACTTCTGAATCATCTCCTCATTCGTCTTATAGATGATGACTTGCTTTCCGCCAAGCGGTCTGCCGGTCTCGTCAGTCGGCTGCCACTCGTATCGCTGTTCAGCCAGAACTGCGAGAGGAACAGCCGGGGGAACAATGGCTTCGACCGCCGGGGTGTCAAGCACCACACCATCGGGAGTCACCGTCTGCACTTCCGTGCGAGGAACTCGCTGCATCCCCGTCTCAGGGTCGATGTCAGGTTGAACGGGTCTCCCTAGCGGGTCTCGCGGGAGTGTGCCCTCAGGATTCAGGACATCCACTACGGGAGCGGTCACCTGATTCACGAAGTTAACGAACTCGGGGTCATTCATCTTTGCGGCGTATTCACTCGCCGACATCTTGTCGATCTGTGCAAACGTGTAAGTGCTCATAGTTTCCTCCTCCTTAAAATAGCTCTTGTCCGTCAAACTCTGGCGGGTAGTACGGTCGTTCTGGATCTTGAATCGTGCCAATCGTAGATGACTCGCTATTGGCGAGCGTAATCTCTTCTTTGATTCGTTGCAAAAATCCTGCGTAAAACATTCCAGCAGCTTTCGCAAGACTGTGATTAGATAACACTTCCTGTGGATTGGAAGCATCAGTATTAATCAACTTCTGGTTGAGAAGACGCAACTCATCCTCACAAATTCTTTGCAGGATAACAAACCCCTCAGTGTGGATGTACCCTGCGATAACGAGCCGTTGACGTTGGTCTAAAACCGTCAGGGGTTTCAATCCCTCTTTGGCGAGGTCAAATGTTTCCTCCATATCTCCTCCTAGAAATGTGCGCCGATCCTCTCACGAGCCCATCGGCAGGGGGTCGGTTTAATCGGGCCGACACCCGACGCTTTATTCAACTGTGGGCATCATCCCTTCCAAACCTTGTTGCGAGGGTGTCCCCTCAACCGTCTCCGACATACCGCTGGCCTTTGCAGCCTCACGGGTGATATCCCGCTTGATGCGATTGTCTGACGCTTGGTCTTCGAGTTGCTGCTTCTGAACAAACTTCTGTTGGTCGCCTTGCTGCTTGGCTTGCATCGCCTGAGCCTGCAGAGCGGCCTTCGAGTTCGCCTGTTGACGCTGCAACATATCCGCCGTCATCGGCTTGATGATGTCGTTCTTGTTCTTCCATTCGCTGGCTTCGAGCCACATCGAGATGATGGGCTTGAAATCAATGTACTCCTGATTGATCTCCGCCAGAGACTGCTGGATCTGCGGATTATCGAGAATCTGCGTGAGCATAACCATGGACTGAGCCATCGTACGTTTCGCAGCGAGTGAGGAGCCCGCGAGGACTTCATACTCGATCTGGGCATCGTGAAACTGCTGAATGGTGAATCTCTTCCCATCATCATCTGGCCGGGTAAGGAAGTCGTCTCCCATTTCTCGCCCAAGGATGTGATGGATTGCGGCATCCGACATAATGGTGAACGTTAACATGTCAATGATACCGATGAACGGCTTGAAAACCTGTTCGATGAAGTTATCGAGAGGGCCGTCTAATCGGGTTGCGGATGCCCCAGCCATAAGGTTTGCGCCTGTGGCGGAGCGTCCCATACCTGCACGGGGTCCAGCAGACGATCCTTGAACGAGCGTCTGATCTGCACCCGAGGAAGACTCAGTCGCGGCTTCGTTCTCCTTCATCGCACTCCAGATGTCTGAAGGTACCTTCGGAGATTCGAGCAACCTATAAGACTTCTCAGTGTCAGTCACGCTCAGGATCTTGCCGATACCAGTACGAATGGTTTGCGTCGGGGCGTTATCGTCCCTATCACGCAGATAGATAGGGTTCACTCCGTACGAGAGAATCTTCAGAATGGAGTTGATCGTGCCCTGGTCGACCCGTTGGTTTTGACCAACGATTAAACCGAGCCCCATCCCATAAAACGCTCTTGGCCGATTCCACCAGTTGCTCGACAAGAACGGAATCTTCTTGAACTCGTTCCCGCCCGTATAGATGACTTTCTCTTTGTTCAAGACGAGGATCTTGCGCCCGCAATCCCAATACTCCATGACTTCGAGTTTCGTGCGACGGGGGTCAGGGCTTGTCTGCGCGTTAACTTCTTCAGCGTGGAATACAACGCCACGCACTTGAGTCGTGAGGTCTAAATCCTGCAACTGCTGCCCTGGCTGACCATCCCACATCGCCGCTATCTGTCCGTCGGATGGGAATTTCCACCCGTCGATTACGACACCCTCTTCGCCGTCCGCTATCGCGCCCTTGATGTTGTTCTTCAACTCCATGAACTGATACCAATCCATGTAGCGAATGTCAATCACCCAACGTGCTTCGCGAATATCGGAGACTTCCAACTGCGGGTCGATGAGAACTCGGTTGAGAGGACGATGCTCGAAGAACGGCATCGGGATTATTCTGACCGTTCGCGTGATGTCAGGCGGAGCATCCGAAGGGATTGCTTCCGTACCCATGGTGCCATCAGCGTTCGGAACATCCACATGCGTCACAGTCGCAGACCGTTTGAAGGTCTCAATCTCTTTCCAGTCGTATCCCCACTTGAATATGCCTGTGCCAAGGTGGGCCATCTGCTCAAGGCCCCACTTCGTGTGGTTCTTGAACTTACACTCATCCAGAATGTACGAATACAGAGCCGTCTTAGCGTCTACGACTTTCTGGCTCGTACCGGGGCGAGGCCGAATCAACATCGGCGGGTCGGCGTAGAACAAACCCTTGTAGAGTTGCGGCACGACCGCGTTGCAGACTTTCGCAACGGTGAAACGCTGAACGTTCGGCTCCAACACGTAGGTATTCTCGTAAACCGTCATGGGACGCGGCGATTGAAACAGGATGTCAGCGTCCCGCCATAAAAGTGTCCACTGTCGATTCTGGATATACGCCTTCGCCAATTCGGCGGAGCGGCACACCAGAGTCAGTTCCTTATCGATAGGAAGATTGGCGTTCTTGTTGCTCAGGAAATCCTGAGGCAGCAAACTGCCATTCGGGTCGCCATCTTTGGTGACTTGCTCGACCATAAGTGCGTCTGCCATAGGTTCCTTCCTACCCCATCAAGTCCGCGAGAGGGTCGCAATAGTCTGCCCCAAGTCCCGCACCATTAGTTGCCTCACCCGCGTTATCGGGGAAGCTGTTGGCTAAATCCGCCATAAGGCCCGGATTCCGAACTTGGTTCTCATAAATCTGACGGTACAGAGCCGCCTGCTTCGGATCGGAATAGGTATCCTGAGCCGCACTTACCTTCGCTTCATTCTCCGCGAATGGGCCGAACTGATGAACGAGAATCGCCAGGGCATCCACGATATCGTCGTGTAAAGCTGCCGCTGTGCCGAACTTTGACAATTCGTCGTAGAGTTCATCCAGGTTCGGGCAAGAATTCAAGAAGAGGAGTTTGCATTGCCCGAGAGCGTTGAGCACGGGGCCCGCTTTCTCGGACTTCGAGTTCTTCTTATTGCCCTGACCGAGCGATATCCACTCAATCGGCACTCGAACTTTCAGCTTATCCATCTCACGATAGGCCTCACGACCCATCCACTTCACACCGACTGATTCCTCGATGCACATCCGCTTAGGTTTCCACTGGAGTGCCGTCGCTGCAATCAGTGCAGGCAGTTCAAATTCGTTGTAGCGACCGCGCTTCATGTCAATGATGTAGAAGCGCCCACCGTAGATCAACGCGGTGATGATAACGGTGTAGTCTGCCCACGACTTCGTAGAGTACGCGGTGTCCACACAAGTCACGATCATGCCCGTGCTGGGCAGCATCGCCGCTGGAACCGTCCGTCTAACCAGCAGTTCCCGAGGGAACTTGATGGCGTGCAACTGGGTCGGATCATTAAGGTACTTGATCGCAAACCACGGATCATTCTTCTTTTTATGTTGTAAAAACTTGTACGTCAGGGCGTGTTCGTTTCCTGGCTCATTAAACCAGTAGTCGTAATCACACTCGGTCATCTCGGCGTCCACTTTGCCGATTGCACGAGCGGCGGCATTCTGCCACCACGCTGGACGGATGTAAACCTTCATCGGGAACTGTTCGGCAGCCCCACCCTCCTCGATGAACTTCTTGAGGTTGATGATGTCCTGTCCGTAAGTATCCTGGGAGTCGTACCACGTTCCGATCTTGTCGTAGAATCCAAACGGGTGCAACATAGCTTGGTTGATGCTGACTTGCTTGTTGATGTTGATGATGCGGTCAACCGTCTGCGAGTTCTCATTGGTGACCACATCGTCAAGTTTCATAATACAGACGTGCCATCCAGCCAAGTTCTGCTCGATAGACGCCGCAAATACCGTACATTCCTTCTCGACCATCGAGACGGCGGGCGTCTGGTATTCATAGCCCTTACCATCATCCTTCTCGATACAATGCTCGGGAAAGAGAACCTGGAACATGCTCTCGGTGCCGTCGGTCATCCGGCGGGGGGCGAGTTTCTTTTTCGGGATGAACAAGCCCAGCGCGGGCCCGTCCTCGCAAGTGAAGTGACCCTTGATTTCGCCGACGAAATCCTTCGCCAAGTCCAACACGCCCGTCAGTACGAGAATCGTGATTTCAGGAAAGCAAATGACCCACTGGACACAATCTGCCATGTTCATCGAAGATTTGAATCCGCCACGAGGGACTAATAGGAGGCGTTCCTTTTGCTCGATGTAACTCTCTTTGGCAGCGAAGTCTTTGAACGTCTTCTTAGTCGGGTCTTTGTGAGCGAAGAAATCGTTGCAGATCTCTTCGTGAGTATTGTGAGTAGTTCCATCTATCCACAGATACTCGTGGTCCGTCATGTCGGGATACTTCCCCAGCAGTTTGCATAGGCCGAAGAGGTTCGTCTGGGCTAAGAATCGATAGCGTTCAATGTCCGCTTGATTCGTAATTCCTTTAAGGTGACAGATTGTCACCACCTTCGTAACTTGATCGGGAGTGAGCCGCTCAAAACTTGCTTTCGCCAGTTTGGCAAATGCTTCGTCCGACAGGTTACGGTGTTGGTAATTTTTGTCGTGACGATGCTGGTCAAACCATAGCGTTAGGTTTTCTACGTGCACAACTCCTCCTCCAAAAGTTATTACATTCCCGGCATTGCTGGGGGTGCGCCTGCGCCTGGACCCGCTGCGCCCATAGGCGGTGCAGGACTCGGGGAAGCCGTCATCTGCGGTGCCTCGGGAGCCGCTGCGCCCTCGGCGGGCTCGGCGTTATGGGTATCCATGTGCTTGTGCACATCGGCCATACTACCGTGCATATGCGTCTCATCGTGCTCAGGACCGTCGAATGGGGCATGATGCTTGTGAGTAATGACATGCTTACCATTGTGAGTCTTGGTATGCGTCATCGACTTGATCTCTTTCTTCGGGCCCTTCGCCCCTTTATCTTTCAGAACGTCGTAGATACTACCGACTTTTCCGCCTTTGTCGTAACAATCAACTCCCATACCGTGCTCCTTTTCATATTCCTTGTTCTGTTTCTCAGTCAGCACACGCTCGCCCTCCTTCAGAATAGCGAGTTGATGCTTCCCGTCCAAAACGTTGACCTTGCCGCCCTTGTCATACAGGGGTGCCTTCGGAGTCGGCTTAACAGCAGGCGGCAACTCGGGCAAACGCGAAGCGGGTTTCCCCATCTCGACTTTCTGCTCAACGGGTTTCTGCTTCACTGTCTTGATAGCGGGCTCGTCCTTCACGCTCTCGATCTTAACTACTCCGCCGTTATCATGCACCTTGACGTTCTTCAGAATGTCTTGAGCCATGTTATACGTGGGCTTCTCGCCTTTCGGAGGTTTGTGCTGGTGAAGGACTTTCGATCCCTTCGTGTCGGCATAAGGTGAAGTCACTTTGTCGGGGGCGGTATGTGGGGCAAGGTTATCTTCAGACTGCACTTGTTCTAGCGCAATCTGATGTGCCCTAACGCCCGCGCCTACACCCTCGTCACCTGGACTGAGGGTGTCCACCACTCCACCATCGTCATACTTCTTGACGCTCGATGCGAACTCATGGAGTTGCTTATGGCTCATCTTGGCCATCCCCTTGTTACGGGAATAAAGTTGTTCAGGGTGATGCTCGGCAATCGACATCGCAATTCGTTGTGGTTCACTTACAGAAGGCATTGGTATACTCCAAAATTATTGCCCGATACTTCTCAAACCAACCGAGCCGTGTATTGCATTGTTGGCAAAGAACGCCGCGAATGCACTTACCGCAGGTATTCTGTCCTGGGCAACAAGCATGGTCGTGGTCAATACACATTTTCCTCGCACGCTTGCCGCAAACCCTGCAAGGTTGGGAGTGTAATCTTTCCTGCTCTTTCCTGCTTATATGATATCTCCGCTGAGCGGTATTCTCCCGTTGGAGTGCTCTATTCTGTTCGAGATGATGTTCTCGCCAGCTCTGACTTACTTCAGGGTGATTCCGACGCCACTCATTCGCATACACCCGAGCGACTTCTGGATCTTTGTATGACATAGCAGTATTCTCCTTGTACAAGAATTGGGGAGTGGTACAAGCACTCCCCATCGTCAGTTAATTAGGCTGGCGATTTATCAAAAAATTTTGGGAGTTCATCCCAGCGTTTACGTGCATACGCTCGCATACCCTCGCCTGGGTCATATGGCGGATAGAGCGCCTTGAACTTGTGCTCCGATCCTCGGAACGATCCTGGCATTTCACCAATAGCCCTGAGGAAAAGTAGCATGATGGTCGCACTACGGCTATGGCCAGCGACACAATGCACGAATACCTTCTCACCCGCGTCGTATCGCTCTTTGATGAAGTTCAAGCCTGCATCGATAACGACGTCAGGAATCATCGAGGTATCTTCGACGTCGATAAGATTCAAAGCCATGTGCTTCTTGTCGGAGCGATAGAAATAATAGTCCTTATCGCGAGGCGCTGCGAGCGTAGTGTATCCGAGAACCGCCCGATGGCAGTCAGGGCTTCCGTCCTTGCACGCAGCGAGTATACTGTAACCCCGTCGATTAGCTTCGGGAACCGCTTCCTCGTCGCCCACCCACAGCCGACTTATGATCTCGTGCAGAATGGGTTTGTATGCCATTGACTCCTCCGATACTCAATTCTAATGCGAGAAACGCATCGCGCACATGCTCACGAAAGTGATTCTGGTCTTTGCGTTTACGGAATAACTTCCGACGTCTCTTCGCCAACCGTTCTGAATCCTGCCCGAATATGCTACGCTCCTCGCATGGTCGACTGGGGAACATCGCTGACCGAATCACGCAAGTGGTGGCGTTCTTGATTTTCCTGTTACGGGAATCTGGACCCCTCACGCATGCCAATAAATCCCAAAGTTGGGCACTGTACGGTTTGTCCGTCAGCATCTCTTCTATGGCGTCGAGCGCCTGTCGTAGCGTTTTCGGTGCCATGGCTCCTCCAAAATGTCCTACTCAGGAATGAACTTTGAGTCCGCTCCGTTAATCTCCCAAT